TCTTCTGACCTACGGTATAATTATGAGTAACCGTCATACTTACAATAGCTACATTACGACCATTCAAGGTTGAAGAAGCAATTGCAGATATAACACGGTATGGCGGATAGAAGTATGGATCATATGGTATTCTTCGCCAGGTACCATTAGTACCAGCAACGATTTGTCTCATGTACGCTAATTCAAATGAAGTATTAGCTACGATGTTACCTACCGTGAAATCCAAACCACCCAATTGTTGAGCGCCTGTCACATTGAACAAACGAACAACATCACCGTTGCTCAATCCTGCAGTATTAGCAGTTGATACTACTGGAGTAGCAGCAGCTGAAACAGCAGTTAAAGCAATTGATGCGCCAGGTACGTTGTTGGTAGTATCAAAAAGAGTAAATCCACCTGAAGTAAGCCATACGGTATTAACCGCGGTGCTACCAGCATTTGATTTATATTCAATACCAGTACCAGGAGCCATGCCATATTGCCATTTAAACTCATATCCAGTTGAAGCAGTTTGAGCGGCGATTTGTGTTTGGTTTGATACAATAATCCAATCTACATTCTCACGAATTACGAGATTTTTAGCTGGGTTACCAGCAACTTGGGTAAACACCCCTTGTACAGTTCCTGAAAAAACTACTGACATGGTGTCTCCTTATAATGAACAATAGGTTTGAACGATCCATAAATCGTTATACACCCTGCTTACCTCAGCCATGGTGTACCCAATTGTAACGTTTTGCATGAGTGGATCGGAGAATTCAGGCCCAAGATAAATGATTCTTGAGGAGAAGTTATCTTGATATACGCACCCATAAGCTTCCATAGCACACATCATAATTGAATACAGCGTGTTACCAAGGTTGGTTTTGTTTGCATATTTAAGACCTTGGGATGACAAGAAGAATCTCATATTTTCGATGACGCCCCATTCGCTACCTAATCGAGAAGTAGCTGCTGATGGGTAGTTCCACTTGCTTGTAAATCCAGGAGTGTTGGAAAGACTCTTTGAAAGCTCTGTATGACCAAATGCAACAAAGGCATCTGGCACGGGAGCCGTTCCAAAGCGGTCTTCCCCGATCTGGCTCTCCAATATCATGTTGCCATCTGCACTCATAAGGGCTGATACAACGGTTTGTATGTCTGAGAGGCCTAAATTGGTTGGGTTATCTCCATTATTACCACCAGTACAGTAATACACGGAAGCACTCGCTGCTAAAGCGTCTCTACACAGCTGATCCTCGGACATACGAAGTGATAAGCCCATCAGCTGCGATACTTCAGCAAGTACCATATCTTGGTTTTGCAAGAATACGCGTTGGTTTATGGCGCTATAAAGGCCATAGAAAGAAACTGTTGCATCGATGTCCACACGATTCAATGGAGTACTTGGAATAGGTGCTCCATCAGCCGATAACGGAACAACCGCTGTTGGTAAACGGTCATAGCGTGAACTTCTTAAAGTAGTACCACCTTTTGAAGGCAGGGTTTTTTGCATTGCAGCAAGTTTATAGATCAAGCGAGGAGTCCTCACCGCTAATAACTGCTCATCTGCTGTTGCCTGCACTTCTGGTGGTAGGTTGTTAGGACTATTGATCATAGTCACTCCTAAAACAGAAAGAGATAGCGATATGTTTTGTTACATTGCGGAGTAGGTGAAGCTCCTCACACCTGTGTATTTTGCAGTGGGTGAAGCTGCTTACACCCGATATGTTTGTGAGACTGAGCGACCATCTCGTTTACGCTCGATAGGGATATTAGAACAAAAAAACCAAATGACACAAATAAAAATGGATAGGCAAGATACTGCTGTTAGTTTTGTGACCAGTTGTCGACAACTGTCTGCCGACTTTCATCTACTTATGGTTCACTGTGTTTTTACCATCTAGAAAATTTAATTCATTTCATAATCTTGCCATATATTTGTGTGGCTAAGCGAGAAAGGATTAACTCAATCGCCTAGCCACAATGAAAAAAAGTAAACAAGGTCTCATTAAACGCGAAAACCATCTATTTTACGACGGGTTTCAAGGTTGATTCTGCGTGCTTCTTCTTCTGAAAGAATCAATCGTCCTTCTGAATTGTAGCGAGACGCATTGGTCAATGGAGAATGTGAGATTGGTGCTGAAGCAGCAGCGCCTGGTTTTAGTCTATTTGCTTCTATTTTGTTATCAACTGCTTTAATAGTCTGCGCTTGTTTTAACAGCGGAGCGGCTGAAGTGATACCATAATTCTTGATCATGTTGTACAGTGTTTTGGCTTTACCTTTTAAATTAGGATTAGCCATAACTGTTTCATAATCATCTTGGTATAACCGAGCAAAAGTCTTAATATTGTCATCAGTAACTACTTCTTTAAAGTCTTTAATAGCATCAAGTTCTGCTTTTGCTTCTAAGTATGCAAGCTTATCTTCCATTTGTTTAAGCTTTTGTTGCGCCTCACTCAATTGGGAGCCAAATTTCTTCGTGGTTTTACGCAAAGCCTTTTGTGGAACAAAGTCATCAGGATCCCCTTCTTCTTCTTCCTCGGGCTGATTTTGAGCGTGTTGATACTGCGGTTGCATTTGATTGCGCTTTGCTTCTTCAAGTTGGCGCTCAAGCTCTTTACGCGCATACTCTTCAGCTTCTAGTTTCTTGCGCATAGCAATAAGGTTCTGTTTTACCTTATCCTCTTTAGATTCTTCAACAACGCTGGGCGCTGCTGCTTCTAATTGTTCTTGAACGACTTGATCCAGTGTATTTTCGTCTACCATACTTTTCCCTTTAATGTATTGTTTCTATAACTGGTTTATCATTGCCTGTTTTAATAATAGCGTCAGGTTTTTCCCCATTCTCTTTCTTTGCCCATTCAAGAAGTTTTCCTGATTCAAGCATCAAGCACCACGAAGCAAGAACTTTCGTTGCCTTATTGGTTAAATAGTACACCTTGTTTGCAATCACACTTTCGTATATTGCTTTACGAGGTAACGTCCATAAATATTCAAGCGATGAAGATTTGTGATGATATTTATATACAACTTGATTGTAGGCCGGTGTAGGGCATGAAAGACGAACAAAGATGCGATCTACGGGTTTATTATCTTGCCCGGGGTCATTAGTCATAACCAAAACTAAATAAAAGTCTCTGTTATCATACGGTGGTCTTTTGGTTGCTTCTTGAGCAGTATCATTGAGCGCCTTAAAGCGAACCTGCGATTGTTGCGCATTGATAGCTTTAATTTCTTCTAACTTTTGTTCGTATTCTTTTTTCGATTCAATGGCATAAAGAGCAGATAACTTATTGATGTCCAAACTTTCTCCTTTTTTCAGCCATTTTCTCAGCTAAAATTTCTTCTTTTTCAGAGTAGGTTGGTAAATCCTGAGAATGAAATTTACACAATCCATTATCACCATACGTATTATAACACCATACTCTAATATCTTCTGCACAATTATGTACGTCACATTTTTTCATACTCATCCCCTTTTTAATGTGACTTACCATACGAAAAACGCCCCTGAAAAGCAAGGTTCAGAGGCGCTAAGTAGTACATAAAAAGCAGAAGCTCTTTATTTTTTTTTATGTTTTTTTTCTCGTTTTTCTGCATCTTTACGAGCTTTTTCAAACTTCTCTTGAATTTCATAGCCCTTAGATTCATGCTTGGCAGATTCTTTTTTCTTCTTAAATTGCCCACTTTGAAATAAACCAATGGCAATCGCTTGTTTTAAATCGGTAACCAAAGGCCCTGTCTTAGAACCAGCATGCATCTTTCCTTCTTTAAAAGCATGCATCCGCTCTTTCATAACAGCTCTTTTCTTTTTCTTAGAATCAGATCGCTTTGCGTAAGGCATTACTTTCCTTTTTTCTTAGACTTAGGCTTCTTTAACTTTTTAAGCAACGATTTATCTTCTTTAATCTCATGCTTAAAGTCTTTAACGTCTTTTTCAAGATGTGTAATAATACTTTTCTTCTTTACCATAACATTCCTTTTTATACCCCGCCAGGTGAGCCATTCCCACCCAGCGGAGTAGTATCTATCGAGTCATAGATTTACTGTACGTAGAAGCCCATTCCTTGCGCTGACGTTCAGTAGGCTGCGGTTGATTCTTTTGCTGAAGAACATCAGGCGTCTTTAAAATACTATAAAGCATTTTAGACAACTTCGCTATTGGACGTATTTGTGCAGGCATAGCTTTCTCCCTTTAATACAAATAGAAACTTTACCAGTTAGTAGGATCGGTGAGTTTATCAAAGATAGCTTGATCTTCACGGCTGGTTTTTTCTACTTGTGCATAGAGATCGCCTAGTCTTCCTGATTTATGACCTTTAACTGGAGCATCAAGTCTCATTTCATGCACGCCTCGTGGGCATAATGCTGGTTGTGACCAATCTTCTTGAATTAATGATGCTTTTGGATTGTTAGGCATCATACCTTTTTTGTGTGCCATGTTGGCTCCTTTATTTGAAACTTCTTGATATCCACCTTCATCACGTTTTAATTGAGTAGTTCGGCCGTAATTTGGTCGCTCTACTATTTTTTCTGAAGAGTAATGTCTCTTCTTTGCCATAGTCGGCTCCTTTCAGATACTGTAGTCATTAACTACAAGGTTGTACCCTCTATCTCCTGAGCAGAACTATTCTGCAAAGGCTGAGATTCTTCTAATTTCTGCTCTTGGATTTCTTGCTTATTTGCTTGCACTTGGCTTTGTTCCGCTGCTTTAAGCGCATTGGAAATTGCAATAATCTTTTCAAGGTGCGCCAAATCCAAGCTTTCAAGCTCCTTAAGCGCTCTAACCCTATCAAGCATTGCTGCTGAATCAGCTCTGTTGGCTTCGTGTTGCTTCTCAACAGCAAGCGCTCTGTTTTCTTGGACACGGGAATGCCTTTCTTCGTATGAACCAATGAATGACATTGCTTGTGCTTTAGAAAGATCTGCTTGTGATTGAAGTTGTTGTACCTGTGCCTGCATTTGCATTTGTTCCATTTGTTGTTTTTGTTGGGACATCTGCTGCATCTCTTGTATAAGTTCATTTTTTCCTTGAAGGGTAGCTTTTCTAATTAATGCTGAATCGGGAATATTAACCCCAATTTCACGAAGCTTGAGCAACTGTGCAAATTCCATTTGTATCTGCGTTTCTGTGTTAAAGCCAAGTTCAGTTACACAATGGTACTTACCAAAAGAAAGATCATAAAAGTGGGGTGACGGTTCTTCACCTTCTAAATATTTTCTTACTTTAGCAGGCGTCCAGTTCTTTTGAATAATCTCCAAAACAATATCACCTAAAATATTCTGTGCTAAATCAAGACGATCAAATATCGGTTGTAACGCAGTTAATCCAGCAGCAGTACGTAACGCTGACTGATACCCAGAACTGTCATCCTCGACCACTTTTCCCATGTTTTCTTGAGAAAAGCCAATAACATCAAAGAGTTGTTTGTCGTAGAGATCAAGTTGTTGGAACACTGATGGTGGTACTTGTGGCGCTGGTATTGGCACAACGTCTTGCAATGGTATTGCCGTATCTTTCAATGGTATTAATCGCCCAGCGCCTGTTTGAAATAGGTGCTTAGGATCTAACACGGCCCCTTGCTTAAACATCCACCCTGACGACACAACTGACTCCAAAAAATCGGCATTAAGTATAATACGCCGATTGAATAATATTTGTGGCGATATCAGTGATGTCATAATTGATTGGATACGATTATACATGTACGGCATCGATTTAGAATAGAAACCGGTGACTATCGAGAAGGGGAACCGATCAATACCCAGGGGGTTCGGGCCATCATAAAACACCTTGTCTTGTATCATTATCGCTAATCGAACAGTGGGGACCATTTTCTTTATTAGCGATAACTGTGGATATAAAGACAACTGTTCTGAGACGTTTAAATCGTCACGGTCAGTGACCTCAATAGATTCACCGGTTAATTTGTCATACAGAAACTCAGCATTGCGATAATCACGATACCAATATTCATCATATGCTAATTTAGGAGTCATTGAATACCCCTTAGCAGCAGCCTCATATTGAAACCTACCATCAACCGAAGAACCCTGCTGGTTCCCATTCAAATTCATAATGTCGTCATAATACTGAGCAGGCATAATTGCTGCAATCTGTGGCTTGGTCATATAGGAACGAACCCGTATAAAAGTCGCATCTTCCCCGGTAGGCTCAACAAAATAAGGGTCTATCATAAACTGGTTATATGCTAACGTTTTAAATTTCAAGTCCCCATTCAATGGATCATGAGTAAAGTCCAGATAGGCCTGCATAAGGTTCATACCAGAGATAATAGCACCTTGATGAAACGATTCTGAAATCATCTCATACACATTTTCTTTTTTGTAAATGTTCATGATGATCTTAGTGAACTGGGAAGCAGTCAGATTATCACCATTTTCAAGCGGTACTATGACGGTACTTTTACGGTTACGCCGTTGGTATCCAGAGATTGAGTTACCAATAGGACGAGCACGGTTAATATAATAGCTTGAAGAACCTAACGTTGCGGGATTGTTGCCCCACACATTCATAATGGTTGGGTCACCAGCTTCTAGACGAACGTTCTGATTAGCACGCGTCCAAAAGACGTTCCAGATAGACTGATTATTCTGATAATCAGCATCCATTTTTGCTTTAATAGCGGTAAAATCGCCGGTTAATGAATTAGCTGACGGAAACGAATTGTACATAGTTCTCTTCCTCACCCACAAGGGTCACTGACTTTTTTACGTCAATATAGGAAAAAAAACGCACATTACACAAATTATTATTTTAAGGTACAATAACGGTGACTTATCTATTTCTTTCGAGGTTATCATCAGTTGACGGTGGTAGCCTTTTTTTATTTCAATATATTTTCTCGCGCTTCGCCTTCAGGAAGATATTCTGATAATCCATTGAGACACTGCCTGCAAAGACATAAAAAATCTCCTGAAACATACATACTTTCAGAAAACTTTCTTATTACATAAGCTTTAGAAATATCAAAATCTAACAGTTCAATTGAACATTTATCACAAAAGTATTTACGCATTATTTTTTCTTCTTTGATGGTCTTTTATATCGCATAGGTTCTGAAAAAAGAGGCTCTCCTGATACCGCATCATTTACTTGATAGTGATAGTCAGCCTTTAACTTCTTTTCAAGCTCAACAATTTTAGTAAGTGCATCTTCTTTGTGCTTAAGCGCATTGGTATACCGCGTCTCAGCATCTCTCCAGCGGTTCTTGGCTATATTGGCTTCTGTAACATAGTGCGATATCTGCGCATCACAATCTGCTTTCAAACGTGCATTTTCTTCTTGTAATCGTATAACTTCTTGAGAACAAGCCTTAAAGCAAAACATGCTCTTCCTATTCTATTGTTATTCTTTCAACGTTTCCCATATTAACTATTACTGGTTTCCCGTTGATTTTAATAGTTAATCCCTTTTTAAAACCTTCTTTTTCAAGCTTATCCATCAACAAAAGGTCCATACCTTCAGTCACTTCAAAAGTATCTTTAAACCCAGAAATATAAAAAAAAGTCATTTTTACCATAGTGATACCTATACATTCATCTTAATGATGATATTTGATTTCTTGTTTGGCTCAAAGTCAGAATCATGAAAGAAGTTAGAGAGTTTTGAGTTCAGCTCTTCATGCTCAACCCACTCGCCATTCTCAAGCTTTTCACAGATTGTTTTATTATTTACTTTAATCCAGCGAAGCTGTTGTCTATGTTCCATAATAATTATCCTGTAAATATTAAAACTTAACTAAGCCTTCATATTCACCAAAATTAGCTTTATTTTCTTTGCGCTCTTCAGGAGTCTTGCGCGCAAGTTCCCATTGATTACGCCATTTTTCATATTCTCTATAATATGACTCTTTAACTTTTTCAGTTTCTTCCACTAAACAATAAACAGTGTTTTTAAATTCTAAAGCGATAATTTCAGTCGTTTTTTTTGTCATAAAGGCTCACTATATAAGATTTCATTTTCTACACATACCCAATCACCAAACCCAATATCAATGCAGCCGCCTCTTTGTACATAGCAGGCATCACCAATAGTAAATGGTTGATTACATTCGCCTACGGCCAAAATTACCGCCTTCTCGGTAGCTGATACTTCAGTATCATTGGCAAGAATAATACCACTCTCGGTTTTACGTTCCATTTCAATCTTACGAACGATAACTCTGCCTTTTGCTGGCTTTCTATTTTCCATACTTTTCCCTTTATGTTTTAATACGTTTCCCCAAAACCTTTTCTAAATATACGAGGCAAGTTTGCTTGGCCGCCATAGAGCATTTCGTTGCGTAGTTTATCATATTCTTCACCCGTTGTACCAGTCGCTGTCTTATGAATCCCTAAACACATCAACATAAACGAAGATGCAAAGTTCGAGGCCCAATTGTGCACCGGTTTAGGTTTATAGACTTGGCGCTGCTCGTCCCATTCTCTAAAGTAATTTTCAAGCGCATCTATCAACGATTTACACTTAATCTCATCTATCCATATCTTAGGAAAGTGAGTTAACGCATTCTCAATTTGGTCTACTAACAGTGTCTGAGGACAAATAGTAAAGTTAATGCCTAGTTCTTTTGCCTTTTCGTACCGGGTCACCGCTCCATGTCCCCACTCGCGAACTGCCAAGTCGTGTGGCGCTAAATACACTCCGTATTTGTACGGTTTTGATTGTAATAAGTGAGCATAAAAGTCCAATCCAAGATTCTCAGACGAATAACAATCAATCACGTTGATAATTTGCCCGTCACCAATAACCTGAAACCAGATAATAGTCGTAGCATTACCCTTGGATAACCCAATATCAATAGCTACATGTACCAATAATCCCGGTTGCCATGTCACGGTTGTAATATGACCTTCTCGGCGTAAATCCTGTAATGCTTTCCCAAAAATAGCGCCTGATATTCCCCGCTCAAAAGAGCACATGTACTCCTGAAGAAACATGTCAGGAGACATACGTTTCTTTTCAAATTCAAGGAGATCTGGTGGAATATGTTGAGTATCCTCTACGGTCTTAACATATGTCCACCAGTCAGGCAATTGCTGCGCAAGCTTATATACCGTATAAAAGGAATTTTTCCCTTGAGGTGTTGAGGCCAAGGCAAGCCACCCACCATTACCTGCCAGAATTGGCGACACCGTGTCAATAATCTCAGGATGTTTATAATAAGCATATTCAGAGAGAATTATTGCTGAAGGGTTAGTACCGCGGAGTGATTCTTGATGATTTTCAGCTCCCATAAACTGAAGTACTGATCCGTTGATAAAGATGATTTTCATTTCCGTTTCGTTCTTCTTGGCTACTAGCCGAGAGGGAATATAATCGAGTATCTTTTTACCATCAATATCAATACCGTCCCAGAGTGCCTTACGGGCTAACTTAGCGTTGGTAAATACATACAGTACCATACAAGGTTTCATGAGTGCCCAGCGTACGGCCGCATTAAAGAGGGTTAAATCTTTGCCCGCACGGCGTGGAAGTACGATTACCATACGTTTAACGCCCCGATTAAAGATCGCGTCCCATATAGGAAGCTGGTAGTTTCTGAGCTTAAATTCGTTCAGGTGAATCTTATCTTCAACGTTTAAATTCATTTCTTTTTGGCCTGTAATTGCTTTTTGAGTGTTTCATTTTCAAGGGTAAGTCTTGCTATTTCTGCCATTTTCTCTTCAGCAAACTTGAGTGCATCACTATCACGTTTTATGATTTCTTCCTGTAGAGCTTCAATCTGAATCGCTTTTTTAGCCGAACTATTGGAATAAGCTTTAGCTATATTTTCTGCTACCTGAACTCGTTGTTTGTTATCACACCAAAGATTAAAGCATTTCATTTTTTTGCCTTTCTTTCTTCATGCTTATCAAGTTCAGCAGTACGGGGAACTCCATCAAGGACGATGGTTATATTCCCTTGATTCATTGATTGAGCATCTTTGAGTTTAGCAAGTCGTTCTTGTTCAGAGCGGGATATATCGCAGTAAAATCCAATTGTTTCTTTTACTGTAGTTGCATTGTACTTAAAGCTAAGAGCCCCAAATTCGCGTCGAGCGGCAATCATTTCTTTTGCTTCTTCTATTGCGGTAGCTAAAAGAGGCCACCGTACAGCCCATTCTTCCCAGGTTCTTTTGCCAATACCACAAGCAATTCTAAAAGAGGAGATGCGCAATGAGGGTGGTATCCCCTTTTCTTCATTTCCGTCTATTGCTGCCCACTTAAGAAGCTTGTGAGCTAGCTCGGGGATAAATTCTTTGGGGAAAATTTCTTTCTCTTTGAACTCTTTGTAATCAAAATAGAGTTCTCCCAGTGGCGCACAATTGTCTGGCGGTAGGGGTTTATTTCTTCTAGACTTAAAAATCTTTTTCAAGAGAGCTCCTCGATAGTTATTTCTATTCGGGGATTTTTGTCATATATCTTTTTATTTTCTTGCCAAGCTACTTGACGGTCATCGGTCCATACTACGCCGGTTCGGCCGATAGCGTCTTCGAGGAATTTGGTGAGATTGGTGACGTCTGGTGCTGAGCAGTGGAATCCTGAAGGGTGTCGGTTTCGGAGTAGTTTTGGAGTCTCCATATAGAATGTGCAGGTAATTTTGAGTGGTCCTTGGAATGGTCTGTCTTTGCCGTGTTCTTTAAGAATATAGAGTCCTACGGCTGTTTTTTCTTTACCTTGTTGATCATAATAATTTTTTCCGTTTTTCCCTGGGTGCATCCATCGTATAGGTCTCATGGGTATAACATACGTCTTAGAATACATTGCTTTCTCCTTAGGTAATATGCGAAACATACTATTTTTTTTCAGTTAAGTATAGTTGACAAGGGTGAGAATATATATAATATATAAAGTGTATATTTAAACCTGAAAAGACCACTTTGATACTAAGAGATGATACATGGATTAAATTGGCGCATGATGCGTTTGAAGCCCAAAAGATGCGTAAATATTATGAGAAGCTTGAAGATACCTATATGGAAGCTCTAAAAAAGGCTTCAGAGAATAAAGAATCCATGGGAAGCATATATAAGTTTACGTTTATAAAACGTCCTGGCACGGTCAATTATAAAG